GGTAGCATGACCCATCGATGTTAGCCTGCTAGTGTTACAAGGCATACGAGAGGGCCCATCTTCCGGGCAAATACATGTGGACAAGTATTCGGTGTCTACGTGATCCTTATCAATTTGAGAGTCAGTTGGCAGATCCACTATCCGAGGGTTGCCTATATAGCGAGCCGGATTAATATGTTCAGCGTAAACAGGCTAATCGCCTACTGGGACATTAGATATCGGGTCTGGAATTAGTCCCTAGCTAGAGGAAGAACCACCTCCGAACCATCCCTTTACCTTACCTATGCCCCAACTAGCAATTTTACCGAGGGCGGATTCAATGTGGGGTGTCAGTGCTGTAATGGCTGCTGTGGCTAACGGATTATCAATGAACAATGTATAAACAATAGCCTTGCGCACAGCAGGGTTAGCCAGCTTAGGGAAGTCCTAAGGTCCTCTGAGCCCTGTTATTTTACGGAATCCGGGCACATTAGATGCTAACTTCAACAGGACGTAATCTTGCATGTCTTTGAAGAGTTGATCCGTTGTCTTAGGGTCACCACCATTTAAATGAGTGATGTTGTGATAGGCGTCCCAAATCCATTGAGTTCGCTCTGTTGCTTGAGGTTCGCGCATGGCTTTATATACGTCAACGAAGTTGTCATTCTGCGGCCTAACGCGTCTTTTGATTTGCCCTACTTAGATGGCTAGCCTCTAAACCATCTTCCTTGTCTGAGCGTGAGGGTCACCCTAGGTGCCAGTCTGATTACGGGAGGCTTGGCCACGACGGCGGCCTCGCCCATTTCTTTTGGTTCCTTGCGGCACCATTGGAGCTTGAGTCTGAGAATTCATTTGAGAGAGTTATCTTAAAGATTACAATTATACTGATTCAGAGAACCGAGCAGACCCGGCAACAACCAACTAGTAATGAGTGGCGTAGATCACATCAGTTAAACTCAATAGTAATCGACGATTGATCTAATCCTCTACTACATAATCGGTTGGAGTAATCAATTGCGCTTGTTTCTCTCGCATGGACAAAAGCTGTTGATCGAGGTCTGGAAACTATTTGACCCGCTAAAGTACGAGATATTCAAGCAAGCGACTAGCTCGTTCTGCACGGAGACCAAGGTAAATAGCGTAACGATGAATGTAAGGATTCTTGTATATATGCATATTCCGGCCTGTGTAGTAGTTCTTGGAAAGCAGTAACTTGCGATAATCTCTGGTTAACAACAAATGCCCATCATGAATAAAGGCCCATTTGGAGCAAAATTCAAA